ACTCTTGATGGTCTTTGCTTGGGGTGTACTCGTGCAGTTCGTACTTGTCTTTGCTTCGTGTTTTGATAGGACGGTACATAACCGCCATAGCTTTGTTATACGTTTCCCAACTCTGCAAGTGATTCTCTAAGTCAACATATTCACCAAAAGAAATCTCCTCAAGATTAGGAATGAATCCAAACTCAATATCACCAATCTTAAACGTCTGCTTAAACTCAGGCTTTGCAGAGAATAAATTTGTAAAATGTAGCACCATTTCATTGAGCGAAGTAAGTTTAATCTTAGCAACGTCAGCTAAACGGATACCACAGAAAATCTCAATCATTTTTTGAGCAATAAACTCCTCATCGTTAGAACCTTTCTGCACGTTTAGAAAGTCCACATAGTGTTTAAGTGGGATTTCATTTAGTGAGGTAGGTACTTTTACTTGGATTTCCATATTGTTATAAGTCAATTAATCGTTTTTGTATTCTTGAGCAAGGACATAAGAGTATGCTTGTGCTAACATTTGAGAGTGTTTACGCATACTAAACACATCGTTAAAGACAATATGTACCTTTTTGCCAGTTCGTTTGTAGATGTATTCCTCTACTATTGCTTTCATACGAGGCAACTCATCGGATTGCGTATTGTCCATAGTTTGAATTTAAGCCGAGATTCTCCATCTCGTGGTATCTAAGTGCGTCAATAGCGTGGTCGTTTCCTCCTGCAGGGTTATTTAGCCTTACTCCGTGTTTATCTACGTCCCAACAATAGCTTCTCAACTCCTTAATGAGGTTTGTGCTTTGCTTGGTAACTAAATACTCCTGACGTTGCATTACATCTATTCCGTATTTAATCGAATCCTTGCCCTTTGTAACGCCTTTAATCGTCTTTCCGAACCTGCGTATCTCATCAATAGATTTAGGCTCTGAGGAATCAGCATAGATAGTAACGCTTGACGGAAGTATCTTAGCGATATCTGAGTTAAGCATACCAGTTCGGTAAACAATTTCGTTTACTATTCGTTGACCGTTCCAATTATAAACCTCAATCGCTGCAGTAGGGTCATTCGTGTATCCGAAGTCAAGTCCTATGCCTACTAATCTTGCATCGTCAGGTATCTTGTCTATCTCTTTCCAGTTATCGAAGATTACACCCTCAAGCATTCCTACTTCTCCGAGACCATACACTCGCCACCAGTTTGCCCAATAGTTAGACGTCGCTGCCTTATCACGGTTCTTCTCTATCTGTCGGACTATACTCTCATCTAATGCCTCGTTGTCTTTGTAGGTAAGAATAATAAAATCTGCGTCAGGTTCGTCTTTTAGTTCGGTGTGAACCCAAAACTCATTGGCAGGGTTGAAGTCAAGGTAAATCTCTTTCTTGGTACGAATGGAAAGCTCAAGGTAGGCATCAAAGGTTACGTTGTTACACTCGTTTATGTATAAGATATCTCTCCTTGCTCCTCGAAGTTTAGATGAATCGTCTGCACTAAAGAACTCAATTACACTTCCGTTTTTAAATTGGTAGGTAAGCAAAGACTTATTGAACTGCTCGTCAATGTAGCGGTTAGTCCATTTCATTATCTTTAGAAAGTCTTTTAAAGCACCTCTACGCAAGTGAGGTATGCTTTCAGCTACTACGCTTACTTCCGTGTTTGGATAGCGTATTGCCTTGTCAATCAAAACGGGTAATATTCCGAAAGTCTTACCTGCCGAAGTACCACCCTGAATGATTTTAACTCGCTTCTTTAAGCTGAGTATTTTATTTATTGATGTCGTTCTCTTGAACATCAGGGAATAAAGGTTGTTCTAAAATTGTTTGCTCTATCTGCTGAACTGGTGCTCCGTAACCTGAATCCATTAAAGCCTTGTAAGCTGCAACATCTCCCTCACGTGCTTTCTTGATTAAAGCTAAGGTCATTAAGTCCTCTTGAGACATTGTTTCAGTTTCTCCTGTTAAAGGGTTTTTAAGGTTTTGATTTACCTCAAGCCATTGACGAGCTATTGTGCTGCGGTTCTTGCTTCCTTTCGGTCTTCCGTTAGGGTTTCCGCTTTCGCCTTTTTCAAAAGGTTTTAGGTTGTTTAATTTATCAGCCATAAATCTCTGTTATTTCACTGTTTCTCCGTTACGCTTAATTACTAAACTCGGGTCAAGTTTCTTCATTCGGTCAATGATAACTTGGCAGTAATTTGGGCTCATTTCAATCATAAAACATTTTTTATTAATTTGATGAGAAGCCACCATTGTAGAACCTGAACCGCCAAAACCATCATAAACATTATTTCCTTTTGTGTACTCTTGTATTAAATCAGCACATAATTGAATTGGCTTTTGTGTTGGATGAACTCTTTTACCGCTCTCTCCTTCTTTTATCATTCCATTCCAAATCTGTTTTTTTATTCTTACTGGGCTATCAAATGAAGTCCAAGCCATTTCTCCGTCAGCAAAATTATTGCTATTCATATCTCCTCTTTTATCCCAAATTATCCAACAAGGTTTTGGTTCTAAAAAATCAGTAAAATAGTTTCCACCCCATATAATGTAATTATCAAAGCCTAAAGATTTACAAGTTTGATAAAATTCTTTAGCTGTATCCGTTGTGTCATCGCCAATAATTTCTGCATATACTCCATTTTTTGCTAAATTATCACCTCCTACTTTACCATTCTTTCCAACTACTTTAATACCATAAGGAGGGTCTGTAAATACCATATCAGCTTTTTCTCCGTTCATTAATTTAGCTACTTGGTCGCTATCCGTACTATCTCCACAAAGTAAACGGTGTTCTCCTATTTCAAATAAATCTCCTAATACTATGTCCGTGTTTATTTCGTTTGGAACTTCGTAATCATCTTCCTCCGCTTCGAGTACTTCTTGAACGCTTAAGTCAACTGGCAAGTCTAAACCCCACTCGTCTAACTTTTCAGTATCCCATTCATTAGCTAACATATCCCAATCCCATTCTCCAAAGCCTACGTTATCTTTTACAATAAATTCGTCTTTCTGTTGCTCGGTTAGGTTCTCTGCTTTTACAATATACACTTCTTTCAAGCCAGCTTCCTTACAAGCCTTTAAACGCATATTCCCACCAAGTACAATGTTGTTCTCATCTACTACGATAGGTCGTAGCTCAAGCATCTGCGGAAACTCCTGTATCGATTTGACTAACTTCTTGAACTTGTCGTCTTTAATTAGTCTTGGGTTTTTCGGGTTTGTTTTAACCTCGCTTATTTTTACTTTGCTTACTTGCATTTTGTTCGTGTTTTGTTAGTTGTTCTCTGCATATTGCGTAGCGTTGGTCAATGTCTTTGTACTCTCTTGACATTGTGTCATCCATCATACATCTTTGGATAAACTCGTTATTCTGCTCCTTTGGTAGTGGAGTCGGTATAGGCATCTTTTATTTTTCTAAAGTGGTCTAAAAATTCGTCTTCTGTTATTTCTTCTAAGCACATTAAACCATCGGCATCTGTAAAGTATTCGATTAAGTGGTGTCCGTCTTTTCGTATCCTCTCAGATATTCCGTGAGCATACTCAATCAAGTCTTTGCCGTAGTCTAATATGTAGTATCTCATCCTTCGTATTCTGCGTAAACTTTCTGCATTTTGAATACCAGTTCTCTGAAGCAAGATGCACAAGATGTAGGCTCTTGACGGAGATTAAATACTCGGTTGTAAATTGCAATTAGTTTGGTTTGCTCACTTGGTTTAAATGAGTCTTGGGTAAGTACGTTGGTTTCAGTTAACCATTGGTATTCTTCCTCAGTTAGGCAGTTCGTGTTTCTGTAAGGGAATAACTCGTTGAGCTTCTTCTTACGTTCTTCACATCCGCAGTCCTCACCTGCTACAAACTCAACTAACTTTTTGATTCCTGTGGCTTCCGTGATTTGTTCAATTGTATCACCTAAACCTGTTGCTTTTCTTTTTGCCATATTAAATTAATTCTAAATCGTTATTTAAAAAATCAGCATAGTCCTCTCCGACTGACTGACGTATTCTTTCTTTGCAAGACTTTATAGTTAAGAAGATAGACTTTAAACTGATGCCAGTCTCATCTGATATTTGGCGCATTGGCTTTCTTTCGTCTTTATATATCCTGAATAGCTTTTGGTCGTACCAATCCCAACTACTAATCTCATTCTCTACTCTGTCGTAAATGTTCTCTAATGATTCGTGTTTGAGTAGCTC